CCCAAACCTTCAAGGAGCGTTGCAGAAAATGTTTCTGGCGTTGCTGTTAATGCCTTCTGAATGCCCCCAGAATACGCTGGGTTTGCGGCTACAGTAGTCTTCCCAAACCCACGAAGGAATTCCCCACTTCCTCTTCCGCCGCCAGAGTAAACCGGGTTTAACATTTGTTCGGGCGTTGCTGCTGTTGGCGCACCGCGAAAACTGCCTGCTGCGCCACCAAGAATGCCACTGATTAAAGCATCTTTCGGCTTTTGCCCTGCCAAAGCAGCGCCAAGGCCAGAGGCAAGCGCCCCAGACACAAAAGGGTTTAACCCCATAGACGCGCCAACCCCAGGAGCAAAGTAACCAACCGCGATTGGTGCTGCCTTTTTTACTAACTTGCTAAGACCTTTTAACATTAAGACGTACTCACTGTTACTGTACCAATCGCTCCAGATGCACTCGCCCCGTCTGGAACCGCCATGTCGATTAGGGAAATTCTAACATCATTCCCCATTCTATACAATGCCCCTGCCTCCAAGCCGGTGTCGGAGGTGGGTAAATTTGTAAAAGTCATCTTTGTTGCCCGCTGCTCTCCGGCAGAGCGTTCTTGGGCAATAAAAAGCTCTAAAGCTCGAATGAGGTCAGCAGCGTACTCCTGACTGTACTCACTCGGTGCGTCAGGAAGCCTCGGGGCGGGTAAATTTACCAGCGACATTACCTTCTCCCATCAGGACGAATATCAATCCGCGGCACACCTAACTTCCACCTTACACCAGCAGTGTCTGAATCAACACGAAAAGCGAAAGACCTGCCGCGCAGGCGCATATCAAGTTCACTTGTGAACTGTTGCACAGGGGTTGTTGAAGTTCGTACAACAGCTTGTGTGTCTGTCTGACTGTAGTTCGTTCCTGGATATGTTCGGGTTTTGATGGTGAAATCAACTTCAGGAGTGGGGCTTGTAGACCCGTCAAACTTCAAATCAGGAATAACGCGGCGCGTAAGCAAGAACTTGTCACCGTCACCAATGTCCATCTGAGATGACTCAATATAAGAGTCCATCGGGCTTCCGTCATCATCAACGCCAAGCTCATGATTGTAAAGATAGCTAACGCCGCCATCAGCACCAGCAGCGATTGGGTACTGACGAATGCCTCTATCGCGCCATGCTGTGCGAGACAGGTTTCCATAATACCAAACGCGGTCAAGGTAATTGTAAATCACATACCTATCGTTTTCAGAAGAAGAAGCGGATGGATAGAACCAGATAACCTCACCCCACTGAGAATTAACGCCACAAACAACCTTATCCTTTTGCTCAAAGTTGAAATCCAAGAACACATAGTCGCGCACCGTGCAAGGAAGTTGCTTTGTTTGACCGGAATATACATAAAAGTTGTCATTACCCATCCAGAAGACAAAATCTTCTGTGGCAATCGCGGCCTCCGGCCCCATGATTGTAATGTTGGACGCAAGCTGCTGCAGGCCAAATGTAAATGGAGGGCCAATAAACCGCATAGAGTGAAGTGATTTGTCTGTCCAAATCAGAATCTCACGCTTTGTTTCAACGGCCTGAACAAATGTACTGCCTGAACCCAGGCGAAGACTGCCCGCGGTGTTGTCAGAGCGAGTCTCCCAATCAGTTAAACTCTCTTGGCTTGAGAAACGAATAAGAAGGTTGTCCTGCTGCGTATCGCCCTCTCCGTTGCACCCAAACGCAATAATATGACGGTCTAAGTCAGATACTAATATTTGCTTCGCTACCGTAGGCACATTGTTGGCACCTGACAAAGATGTAAGGTTCACAGCTCTGTTGGACAGAGTGCTGGACTTGTCCCAATAGTAGATTGCCCCATCAATAGGATTGATAAGCAAGTCTTCACCAAAGTTGTCATGTGACCAAAGGCGCAACTCTGTCGTTGTTGTAACGCCGCCAGACGCTGCCTGGCCCCAGCCGAAAAAGTCATTAGCAGGGTCTGTATTACCAACAGCGAGACGAACAGTATCTCCACTGCCATGTGAGGCTGCTGTTGTGCCGTTTGTGCCGCGTGTCAGGCCTGTGAGGTCGTTTGTTGATACGCCTGTGTAGGTAATCAGCTCCTGATTAATCAGGATGGTTCCTGAAGACGGGAAACCCGTTGCGTCTACCAGCGTAAGAGTTGATGCGCTGTCTGATATGGCGCCGTTGAGGGTGTTTGTTAAAGCTCCAGCGCTTGTTCCTCCATAAGAGCCAGCACCCCAACCTGTGCCGCCAACACCGCTGTCCAAGCCTGTGCTTAGTTGATACGCGCCAACAACACTTGAACCGCCGTTTCCGGTGTCAGATGAGTTGGCAACGAAGGGAGAGACATCAATTGTATAATTGTTCGCATCTGTCACAGTTACAATTTGAAATTCAGCGTTCATCACCGCCGCGCCCAAATTGCCCCCCAAGCTGACCGCGCCAGAGAATGTAACAAAATCAGTTTCAATTGCACCATGAGCATTGTCTGTCACAGTCACTATGCTAGAGCCGTCAGTTGCAGAGAAAGTAACGTCACCCGCGGATGTCGTTGACCTGATTGGTGTTATGTCGTTGTAGGCGCCGCCTTCTTCAATGTAGTATTTAAGGTTTGTGCCAAGGCCCATATAGTCAGAGCCATCAAGCGCAACCCAATTATGCAAGCGGCGTGCGGTGCCAAGATAAGAGTTGTTGCTGTACTTCATCCAGCCGCCAATCTTTTCAGGCAGGCCCAGATGAAAGCGAATTTTATCACCATCAAACCAGCCACCTTCGTTGGCGTATGATGTTAGCTCCCTGTTGATACCGGGCCTAAACTGTAATTTGGTAAGAGGCATGGCGCACCTATATCGTTATATGCCCCTCATCATACTACACTTTGTACTTATCTGAAAGCCGGGCCTTCAACCCAAGACACAAGGCTTTTTCTATGTCCGCTTGTTACAGGCGTGACAGCGTGCTCCAAGTATGATGGGAAGATTATCGCAGTACCTTGTTCGCGGGCCAGCTTCGGGTCATAGCCTTGTTGATTAGGGAAGATAAGGTCGCCGCCTTCATAAGAATACTCTGGGCTCATTTGCACGACTAAAGAAAGTTTTCTGTGAAAGCCTGTTTCTGGGTTTGGCCCCCTTACATCAACATGAGCGTCATACTTCCCTTGATAGCTTGAGTCATACTCAGTTAGCTGTATTGTCTCAAGCTGAACCAAATCAAATTGGTAGATATCTTGATTCATTTGATGAACCAACCGACCAAGAGCGTCCCATATCTTCGGGTACCTTAAATATCCATGTAAAAAAGTGACTCTACTTTTTCTTATAGATGTATCTACGCCGTCTCTTATACTGGCTTGCTCGTCCGCATTTAAGTCTAAAACCGCGTTGCAAATATCCAAAGACACTGCATTTTTTTGAATAATTATTTCATCACGCATCAGAACCCCTCAGCCTCTCAGTCATAGCATTTGTCTTCTACATCAGTGATGTAGTTTAGTTTCTCAAACACGGGCAAAGAAATGTTCGGGACATAAAAATTATAGGATATAATGGTTTTTCTCGTGTCCATCTTAATTTTTGGCCCTCTGTGTATGGTGTGAGAGGGAAAAACCACGATATCGCCCTGCTTAACCTGTGGGCAGATTACTTCGTTATTGACCACAAGCTCTGTAGGCTGGGCATTCTCTGGAAGCTCCAAGTAATAAACACCTGTGAAATTGCCCGCGTGAGTATGCCATGCGTGACCATCATCAAAGTAATATTGCTGAAACCATATTGAGTCTAACTCAATGCCCTCAAAGCCAATCGCAGCAACCATGCTCTCTAGCTTTGTCTTTAAAACCGGAAGAGCGTATTGAACCCAGCTCCTTTTATCGTCAAAGCTACTGTCATAATCATGTCGAGAAATGTGCGCCTTTCCAGGGCCATTTGGAACATCAAGCTCTTTTGAATCAGCTCTCTTGATATGCTCTAAAAGCTGTTTTGAAAACTCATTGTCCTCGATGCAGTCCCTTATCCAGAACGCATCCACACGCATTAATTCCATTGCCCTCACCTTTCATGCAAAAAAGCGTTTAATGTAAGCCTACCTGATTCAATACCGTTTCCATGATTTCCTATAGACATATGACGCATAGAGCCCGGAAAAATCACGGCGCGGTTCTTAACAAAGCTAACCTTATCTATTAGCGTTTCTCCTTCAAAGAAACCCGTCCCAGACTCAAGGTTTGTATCAGACAGATAAACGAGAACAGAAAGCAGGTTTTCGTCTACATGAATCCAATCTGTACCCTCACAACTTTCGTCTCTTAAATGTATATACAGACTAGGATAAAGGTTTTTTTCAAAAGAAACCCTACTCTGTAAAGTTTGGAGGAAAAGCGCGCTCAGAACCTTAGATGTCTCTAAAAGATTTTGACTTCGTTTGCCGGGCCAAGAAGCCTCTAGCTCAGATAAATTAAGATGCTCTGGATGGTTCTGACAGTCGTATAATGGAATGGACTTTAATTCTTCTTCCATAATGTCCAGAAGAGGAAAAAAGTCATTTAGTATGAGGATGTTTTTAGTAAGGTCTGTCGATATTGTCATCATCGTACCCGAACTCCTTATCAAACAAGGATATGACCTCATCGGGCAGATAATAACGCGGGTTTGTAACCCCAATTTGTACTTTGTTGCCCCTCACATCCGTATCTGGGATAACGCTTTTACCCTTCCAATAAAGCTCCAGAATAACGTCATTTCTATCACTGTTCTCTAACAAATACGCATCTCTAAATGAAATATGCCAAGAACCCATACCAAATAAAGCGTGACGGTGCATACACTGTAATATAGCTGGAGATAGAAATTTGTATTTGCCGTTTTCAAAACCATCGTAAAGGAAAGCATCTTCCCAAACGCCGACATAATCTTCTACTTGATTTTCACTGCTCGTGACTTCCATGCTCGCTACAACATTACGAGCATAATTAAGCCACTGCCTCCCGTGTTTTTCATGAAACTCATCTTGGGTCATGTTCACTGAAGGCAAAAAGTTTTGTTTAAACTTTTCGTTCAGAATGAACATTTTTAAAACCCAATCAAGATACCCGCGCCTGAACCGCCGCCTCCAGGGTTGCCCTGTTGTGGAGCAAAGCGTGTACCGCCTCCGCCAGCCCCCAACGCCCCGTTTTGGCGGGCGTTGCGGAAATTAGCAAAAAAAGTACCACCAGCGCGGCCATTAGGATGACCCTGCCCCGGCACTCTCTGAGCGCCAAAACCATCAAGCGATGTGTCGCTAATGGATGGAGTAATATTTGCACCGCTTGGGTAGGTGAAGTTTGAATTACCACCCGCGCCACCAATGCCGAATGCAGCGTTGCCGCCGGGGCTTAAGTCAAATGCACCGAAGGATTGGTAGCCACCGTTTCCACCAGAGGCCATAGAAAAGTTGTTGTTGGACTGACCGCCGCCATTGCCACCACCAGACATAATCGCGAAGCCTAGAGGAGTGCCCGGAACAGCTACAGAATTGTTAGTGGATGAAATAACAGAAGTCGCAGAACCGCCCCCAGCAATGTTTGAATTGTTTGCAAGGTTCAGAGTGTTTCCATCAACGGTACCCAGCGCACCATTGTTTGTAATAACCGTTGTGTTGCCTACTACATAAGCCATTATGTGTACTCCTCATCGGGTTTTGTGGGCCATGTCAAATTACCCGCGGTTGGATTTTTCGCAATAGCACGCAAAGAGGCGCGATACGTCTGCCACTCTGTTTTGTTTGAAGAAGTAAGGCCCGTGTCATTTAATTGTGTCCAATCTGACTCACCCAACAACTTTACAGCTTTGTCATAATTTTCGTTTTGGTCCGGGGCTGCGGCAGTAAAAGCTGCGCTCCCTGATTCTGAAGAGTCGTAAGAGGCGCCAAGGCTAACTGTATCCCAAGCAACAACCTCGCCAGCGGTGCAATTGTCACCAGCGACAACCCAGGGAGAGCCGGGGTCCGCGTCATATACAGAGATTTCGGTTACTGCACTACTTTCAATTTTAGCGTAACATTTTGGCATTACTCACCTCTTTGGACTTCATTCAAAACATTGTAATAATGCTCAAACCATCCTGTAGCTATATATTTGTCTTTGTCATACACCGGATTTCCTCTATGAGGATGAGTGTAGCTTGCAGGCCATATTACCACGCGACCCGCTTGTGGCGCAACCCTGATGCCCTGTTGAAGAAATTCGGTTTCACCAGAGCCTTCATGCGTGGTTAAATAAAGAATCCAAACCGCGGCTCGTCTCATGCTCCCAATATCTCCGGCGTGTTCAGAATGCCACACATGATAACCGCCCTTGGGGGGCGTTCTTTGAACTTTTACGCACTGAGAAAACAAGTGGGTGTTTTGAAGTCCCAAGTAGTCCTGGGAATACTGACCGAAGCAGCGCATTACAGCTTCATTTATTGCGCGGCCTAAAGGCTGACAGCATTGTTCAAAAAACAGAGAGC